ACAACAAATATTAGAGACATGAATTACAATGAATTATACATGTATCTAAACTACCTAGACTACCATGATCAAGTCTACAAAGAATAGCAGAGGGGGCGCACTAAGCGCCCCTTTCTTTATTTAATACCGTACTTTTCAGCAGCGAGCTTAGCCCACATCTGTGACTCAGTAAGTCGCTCTAAAGCGTTCTCCTTTTCATCACAGTGGTGTAGGTTTCTATTGTAGTGTACTTCTAAGCCTGTTGCCTGTGTTGTCAGGTCAGCCTTAAAAAGATTAGTCTTTGTGTCCATGTATGCCTTGGCTTCTCGTTCTAGTTTCACTGGTATTCCTTATGCACTTTCGGGTACTTGAAAGCAGTAAGTATTTGCTGATGACTCTGGTGTAGGTCTAGTACTCATTAATCTGTTTTCCATTTCAACAGCTAACTCATTACAAGAATGGACATCCATAAACAAACCATCAAAAGATTGCACTTTTATGCGCCCTTCAAACATCATAATGAGTACTAAAACATACATTAGAACCAGCCTTTAACTTGCTCAATAAGTACAGGGCCGTACTCTGCAGTAAGAGCAACAACTTCACCAACAGCAAGCATACCAATAGTAGCAACAGCCATAAATTCAATACCTGTCATATCATTCTCCTTTCAAGAGTTTTTTCAGGTCTGAGTAACCACCTATGTGATTACCTTCTATATCCCATATTTGGGGTACAGTCTTTATACCTGACTTATTAAACAAGTCAAGTAACCACTTAGAGTCATTGAGAGAGTAGTACTGAGCAGCAAGACCACTATCCCTCAATAAACCCATAGCTTTGGAGCAGTGAGGGCAGTCAAGCCGCCCCACTAATGTATACACACTCATGTCAGATCTACCAACTCACAGGAATCGCCAGTACATGCCATAGTCTGACTACCTGCAGTATTGTCTTCGCTTTCGTACTGAGTAAGCTCTGACCAAGCAATGCTGGTAGGCATCTTAGCTAAAAGCTCTTCGTACTCTTCCTTAGTGCAATCCTGATAAGGTGCTTGCTGATAAGTGTGGTCTGTATGAGGCAAGAAAGATACACCTGACATTTCATCAAAGTGTTTGTAAACAAATGCACCTACTTCCATCCACTCAGCATCCCGTACTGAGATTGTCACGCTTGGCTTATGTTCGCACCAATGTCGCTGATAGGTAAGCCACAACTCTAGCTGCTCAATAGCTGTCATATCATTACGTGTAACCGCATTCTCAGGTGACTTTACAGGGAAGCTAAACACTGTGGTTGTGTCACCTTTCATAACACAAGGCTCATTAGGGATGCCTTTATCTTTCATAAACTGTGTTAGCGGATCTTTATTATCACCGCGCACAGTACGGATATAATAGGCACTATGGCGAGCATGTATGCCACTGGCGCTATCCACCAATTGCGATACTGTACCCGATGGTTTATTGCACGTAATTGCTGCAGATACAGGTATATTAAGCATACCAGCAAATTCAGCGTTAGTATTGACAGCCACACTACGTAAATGCTCAAGAGTCTGCTCCAATCCTTGATTCTTAGGCGTCATTAGAGGATTATCCATAACACCTGTAAGTGATACGCCAAGTAAGCGCTCTTCTTCTGTGTTCTTCTGCCATACTTTACGCAAGTAAGGAAACTTAGTGTAGGTAGACTGTACTGTTCCAAGAATAGTAGCAAGACGTACCTTACGCTCTAGGTCATCAATAGTGTCTGTAGAGCGTACAACAACTTCCGTTAGGTTGCAAAACTGATACGGGCGTAAGCTGATTTCTGAACATGGGTTACACCCAAACTCATGGTTAGGGTCACGGCGTCCATGCTTAACTGCTAGGTCAACACAAGCTTGACGGTTGAACACTCCACGCTCACCTGATTTAGATGCTACAAGGGCTGTCCACTCACGCATGAATGTCTCCATGTCAGGCTTCTCTGTGTACCCTACGCTGTTGTTAGCTAAGGCTCTCCACGGCGCTGTTTCCCACCACTGGCCTGACTTAGCGTGACGCATACGGTCATCACTCAGGTTAGACAAACTGATCATGGCTGAACGGCGTACACCACCTACGACAACGATCTGACCAATGAAGCACATAAGATCGTGACACTCAATGCTAGACAGCTTGCGTCCTTGTGCAGCCTTGAAGGTTGTGATAGCAAAGTTAAACAATTCAACTAGAGGCGCTGGGCCACTTGCTCTACCACCAAACGTCTTGAGCCTAGCACCTGCAGGGCGTACCAATCCAATATCCCACTGAGGGATCTCACCAGCCCAAAGGAGTGCCAGCAATTGTCTGAAAGCTTTAGCCCAACCTTCCTTACTGTCCTTAACAACGATTGTAGTCTCACTGTCGAAGAGTTGAGGTATTTCAGGGAGCTTGCTAACGTATTGCCGCTCGACGCTGAAACCGACACCAGTACCGCACAAGAGGATGTACATAGCCTCGTCGAAGGACTTAGGGTCATCTACGGGTAAATAGCTGCAGTTATAACCAGCAGTATTATCTCTATCTAAAGCTGGGCCAGCAGTCATCAAAGCTCGCATAGATGGCATGATATCTGTGTTAAGTATGGCAGACTCAATCGCTCTACAAATCTTAGGTTCTAACAGTGAATTAACTACATTGATCATGTAGCGCTCTACTGTGTCTGTCCAAAACTCACGCCCGTAACCGTCATAGTATTTAGCGTAACGTGATTTGTGTATAAATGTCTGGTAGTCTGTTGGTAGTAGGTTGCTCATCTATTGTCTCCTGAACCCTTTAGTTTTCCGCGCTGCTCTCTGTCATCCAGCTTAGCCATGTTCATTTCCATAGTCTTCTTTAAGTTACCACCAAAAATGTTTGATAATGCAACAACGTAGAACAACACATCTCCCAACTCTTTTAGTACATCTTCATCATTAAACTTATTTTTATCACGAAACAGTTTCTTTATTTTTTCTGCAACTTCACCTGATTCACCTACAAGACCCAAAGTGTTTTCTATTAACCGTTCTCGCCCCTTAGTAAAAACTTTATCCTCTACAAATTGACTGTAGAAACGTAAGGGGTCATTATCCCAATCAGGGCTGTTCTGAAACATATCAAAGTAACCAAATGCTTCTAAGTCTGTCTCGTTAATCATTGCCGCTCCTTAACTATTAAGTTTTGTATTGTTACATCATCAACATCATACATAACGTTTGTTATTAGATCATACACATCTTCTTGGTGGTGTTCCTCAGACGATGATAGTATATTATTTTCTTCTTCTACGTTTAACATAAACATAACACTAAATTTTTTAATGCTCATTTGTGGTTCTCTTTGTAGTTATCTATCAGCCAACCTAAGTATACCTGCGCCTTCTCTAAGTCTTCTAGACCATTCTTATACTCGTGACGCCAAACATATTTCAACACATTGCCAGCCATATATGCACTTGTACCATTCATCTTACAGGTCATAGCACGTATAGCTTCTATGCACTCTATCCCCGCTTGATTATAGTGTACAGGTTTATTTACAGGGTCTACCATTAAGCACTTCCTTGTGTTTTAGTAAATGCAGTAAGTGTATATACGTTACCTTTCTTGCTGTAAAGCTCTTCTTTTTCTGCTTCTGATAGCTCTTTTTCAGCCGCAGCATATTGCTCAGGAAAGATATCTTTTAACATTTCCTGTTTATATTCAACAAGCTCTTCCTCAAATTCAGGATAATCTGATAAAAACGTTAGAGATGCTGCCATAGAAAGTGCAGCCTCGAAAGTTGCATGGGCGGCTGGCATAGGCGCATTTATAACTTCTCCAAAAGCTAATCCTGTAGCTAACTCAAGCGTCCATTTACCTTCTTCATCCATTACAGGCTTTACAATAACAGCAACTTCATCATCTTTTACTTCGTAAGACATCACTTCTTCCTTTGTGTTTTTAGTATAACTCTTTCAAGCTTACACCTTTTACCTTTTTCTTTTAGCCACTCTAAAGGTATTAACCTATGTGACCACAAGAAGCCATGTTTATCACACCAGTTATAGTAGCGAGATTTGGCACCTTTATACAGCTTGGCATTAGAATTACTAAATACAAAGCGTATGTCTAACTCTGGATGTTGTTCCTTTATTGCTAAGTGCTTGCGCCTGTCTTCGTTGTCAAAGATACCTTTAGTTTCTATAAAGATACCGTTGTCTAACTCAAAGTCAGGTGTATATGTACGATAGCGTAGGTCTTCCCATTCTACCTTTATCTTTTCGTACAACACCCTCTTTTGATGTTCTTTGAGAAACGCAGCGGCCTCTCTTTCAAGACCGCTACGATACACTCTAGAATTATGAGTCCTTTTCTTAGGACGCATCAGTATTAGAAGTATCTTCTAGCTCTAACTCAACTTCTTTAGAAGCATTCTCAATAGAACCTGCCAAGAAATTTACACGATTCTCAAGTACCTTAAAGGTGTACTCTAGCCGAGACATCTCAGCACTCGCAATTTGAATTTCCTGATAGAGTTTCATCTGATCCTCGTTAAAGTCATCAGTGTAGTACTCTTTGTCGTTGATAGTAAGTTTTGGCATATCTTTTCCTTTCATACCATTTCGTTAATATAATCTACCATAGGTGGATTCTTAGCTTTAGAAGACCTAGAAGGCTCTGTACTTAAATTAGGCCAGCACTTATGTTTGAATGCACAAAAACCACACTCAGTACCTAACTTTTTAAAGCCTGTCTTCTTCTTGTAAAACGTTTCTTCGATTGGCTCAAAGCAACGCTCAAAAGGTTGGTCTTGGTCAATGTAATTAACCGTATCTTGGATATCATCTAACACAGATTGTTTGTCTACATCAGAGGCTGATACGTACTTAAACTCACCGTTAGCTTTGTTGATAACCCACCAGCCACCAACACCCTTACCTGCGCCTTCTGCGTACCCTACAAGCTGTGGGATGTAGCCAAAGCTATCGCCACTCTCTAGTGCATCAAATGAAGCAAACTTGTTTTGGTAAGACCAAGGAGAGGCAGACTTAACGTCATCA